CAACAAGCGCCGCTCGCTCAGTACAACGCAATGATGCCTTTTATGCAGATGGTGCCGCAGGGCGCGCAGCAAACTCAAATGACATACACACCACCGCCGTCTGCTTTGCAGGCTGGCGTTGGAACCGGTTTGGCGGCGTTGGGCGCGATTGGAAACTTTATGAATCCGATGCCGAATTATCGGCAGCCTAGCTAAAATAAACGATGACAATTGGACGATCACAGATGAACAAGCAGATACGCGGAAATAATCAAGGCGGAGGTATTGCCGGCTTGACTGACCTTCAAAACCCTTTGCTTGCTGAAAACCTTTCGCTGAACCCGTCCGCTCCCAAGATTGAAATGAACCCGCAAACTCAGCCGCTTCCACCGTTGCGCCCAATGGCTCAGCCTTCCTCGATAGATGATGGCATGGCGACAGACACTGGCGGTATAGATGCAAAAACACAAATTCTTTTGGATCTTTTGCAACCCAAAGACTACGACAAACAAAAAGCAATGTACGAGGAAAGATTTTCGTCTTTAATTCCGCCTCGTCAAAGGCTGAATTTCTATGATTTAGCTTCCGAGTTAGGCGCGGCGATCTTGTCAAGACCTCAAGATGAAGGCGTTTTCCCCGGAGTTGGTGTTGGTTTTGGCAATTTCCAGAAAAGAATGTCTCAGGCAGACGCTGAGGAAAGAAAGGAGAGACAAGGGTTTGCGATGAAGGCTGTCGAGCTTGCGATGACGGACGAAAGAGAAGCTGAGAAAATTTTAAAACAGTATGCAATGGAATCGTTGATGGCTCAAACAGTAACGGGAGAGCCGAAGCTGGTTAGTTTGATCTACGACGAGGTTGATGATAATGGTCAGTTCACGGGCAAAAAGCTTGAAGGAAGCTTTGATGTCGTTACTCAGGCTAAACTTATTAGAAGGATCGTGTCGAAACAAAACGGGGTCGATTTATCTGCCGTTAAAGACCCGTTAGACGAATCTGATTTAAGCAAAGAAGCAGGCAAGCAATGGATAAAAGATCAGGCAGCCATTCGGGAGAACGCTAAAACCGCAGGCGGCACTCTTGACATGGTTAAGGAAGGCAAAGTTTTAGCAAACAAGCTTGGGCCAGAGAATTTTGGTAAAGCCGAAGCTGCGTTGCTCCCGCTAAAGCAATTTGTTGCTGGTTTTTTGCCGGAAGGCATTATCGACATGGGCGTTATTGGTCCTCAAGAGGCGATGGCTCAAATTACGATTGGCTTTACATTGGCAAACGTTGCCCAGACAAAAGGCGCTATTTCAAACAGGGAGATGGATCTCTTTAAAGAGGCTTCCCCCTATCTTGGTCAAAGCTATCTCGGCTTTATGCTTGCGCTTGATCTGCAAGAAAAGATTGCGCGGAAAAAATTGTTATTTTCTAGTGAGTATCAGCAGAGAGTTAATGATCTAAGGCGTGAAAATCCAAGAATAACCGGTGCTGAAATGCAAAACGCAATGGACAATTTTTCTGACCGTTGGGTCGCAGAAGGAAAAGATCTTTTTTTAAGCGATGAAGATAAGGCTCGCATCAGTGAGTTTACTAAGCAAGGAAAGGCTGCCGGGATTGCCACTGATTACGGCGACTACGAATCAAGGATGAACAACGCCTTACGCACAAGAGAGAAACGAACCGCAAAAGAAACGCAACGAGTTATTGATAGATCCAAGCCGAACACGGAAGCTGTGATAAAGGAAATCATTAATGATCCCGATTTAAGCCCGGAAGACAAAGTTAAGGCCATTGACGCAATAAACTCGGTGAATCAATAAAATGCCTACCTTAGAATATTACGAAGAATTAGCCGCCACTATGCGAGCAGAGCGGCAAGAAAAAGACCGTTCTGACGTTGTAGAAAGAAAAGCGGTTTCCAACCTTTTCTTTGACGAAAACTCTGCTCTTGAGTACCTAGCGGAACAAAGATTTCCCGGCGATCCGACAGCGCCATTTCGCTACAAGTATATCGACGGCGAACTGGTTTACGAAGACGAAGACGGAAACTACGTTCCTGAGTTTGAAGGTCTTGAGGAGGCAACCGCCTTTGAAGAGTATTTTGCGCCGAACATCATCCCCGCTACAACAATTGCTGCCGACATTGCTGGCGGCATGTATGGAGCAGGAAAAGGTTTTGAGAAAGGGCTAGATCTTGTTAAAAAGCTTCCCAAAATGCATCCTTTGGCGCAAGCGGGAATTGTTTTGACATCTGCCGCCATTGGCGGTTTTGGCGGAAACTTAGTTGTTGGCGGAGTTGCAAGAGGAGGCAGAGAGGCTTTGCTGGATACTTTCTACAACACTCCCCCGGAAGAGTTGGCGGCAGCTAAAAACGATCTCCTGATTTCTTCTGCGTTTTCGGCGATACCTTTTGGGGCCGGGCCTACCAAGCAGATCATAAACAAGTTCCGGGGAAAGGAAGATAGCCTTCAATACCTGATTAACTTGAGAAAGGACGTTCAAGGCACGATTGATGAAGCTGCCAAGATGGGCGTTAATTTAACGCCGGCAGAGGCTGCTGACTTTGCTACCAGAGCGGTAGATTTGCAATATTATCTGAGCAGGCAACCGCAACTAACAGCGGTTAGAGAGTTCTACCAAAGCAGAGCGAGAAGAGTCGCTGGCGCGGTTGAAACTTTTGCAAACAAAATTGGATCAATGCAACCCGGCAGATATGGGAGCGTTAACGATCAAGTAAAAGTTGCCGCGAAAGCTGCAATGAACGAAATGAATCAAAGAAGAAAAGACCGCTCTAAGCGTCTTTATGATTCTCTCGAAGATCAAGTTGAGGTTGACATAGCGCCTTTGCTATCGAGACTTGACGAGATTATCGCGGACAACAAACAGTCGAAAACTTTGCGAGAAGAGGTAAAGAGGTTTAAAGATTCCTTGTTCGACGATGTTGAAGTTGAGCGGGCTTTGGTGGACAAAAAAACCGGTTTGGCGCGCCTCGATAGTCAGGGCAACCCTTTGTTCGAAAAAGTTGTTGAACAGGAACCTGTCGGCGACCTGATGGCTTTGCATCGAAGGAGGACCGGAGACCTTGAGGTAATTGTCAAAGACAATCTTGGAAACCCTAACGCTTCAACCATCGTTGGCTTGAGAGAAGATTTGACGGCATTAATGGACGCTGCCGATATAAGCGGCACTTACAATTTAGCCAGAAGAGTTTATGACCCGACAAAGGCAAGTTTGCAGGTTGCCGAGCAGTCTGCGATTGGCAGATTGTCTCGCATGGTCACGGACAAGCAGACGGCAAACGCGGTTAAAGAAGTGTTCAACCCGGACGTTTCTATTCAATCTATGAGGAACGCCAAAAGAATATTGTCAACAGCGGATCCTGAAGGTTGGAAAGAAGTAAAAAAATACGTCATTCAAGGAAAACTTGACCAGCTCACGAGGCAGACAAACGAACTGGGGCTGCCAGCCTTTTCTGATTTCTTCTCTCGTCCAAACAATCAAAAAATGATGCAAGAGCTGCTAGAGCCTGATGAGTATCAAAATTTTGCAAAACTTATTGATTTGATGGATCGGGCGCTAAAAACCGTCCCAAGGGGCGGCTCTGCCACACAACCTTTGCTTGCTGCCGAAAAAGCGATTGGAGAAGAGGTTGGCGATGTCAGCGATTCGGCGCTCAAGCTCGCCCTTAATACTATGAGAATGCCGGGAAGATTGGCGACCGGGCAAATTTTTGATGACACGCTGAATAATATCAAAATGAAGCAGATGGAGAGTTACTATCAGGCGCTTTCTAACGTGTTGTTCGATCCAAAGGCCACAGAAACTATTGATAAGGCGTACAAGCTAACGGATGACGCTTACAAATATTTCAACAAGGCCGAGTACGGAATTAAGCAAGGCGCAGTTGAAGCCGGAAGAGGGGCTTACGATGCCGGTTCTCAGCGACTAGATAGTAGCGGAGGGGCTTACAATCCCACCAAAGAAGATATCGAGCGGATTCAAAAAGAAATGGACGACCTCGGCCAAAACTCGGCTCCTATGTCGCCAGAAGCTGACGTTCCTATCTTTGAACAACTCCCGCAAACTGGCGGCGGTATGTCGCAGATTGATGTCCTCGGGCCTACTTTGCTGCCTTCTGATCAGGACAGAGAGATAGCTGAGAGGCTCAGGCAGTCAAAATCTGGTATTGGCGGGTTAGCGGTCTAGTCTTCGTCTGAGGCAGGCTCAGCGGCCACCAGAGCTCCTTCGACGTTGAAGTCAAGCTCGTAGCCCATGATGTCTTCGCTGCCGGTTCTGATGATCAGATTGCGGCTCATCAGGCGCATAAGCGCAGCCTGTTGATGCAGAGTGAGTTGCGCGAAAACTTCGATAATCTGAGAAGCTTCGAGCGGCGGGCGATAGGTTGGCGGAGGAATTCTTTTGGTTTTAAAAAGATCCATCATTCAGCGCCCGAAATAATTCTTTTGTGCTCTTTCTCGATCAGAATCTTCAGTTGCTCAATTCTTGTGCGGCGCTCTTCGAAACAAATCTCCTGCAACATATCGTATGTTTTTTGATCAACAGCAAGCGATTTTCGCTGCCGAGTCGTTGCCTCTGTATCCATGTTTAAATCTCCTGTAAACTTTGGTATTGTATAAATAATTGGATCTTGTTGCAAACAAATGTATAAATTGAACAATTACCTGCTATCAATGCAGTCGCACTGGTTTTTAAACCAGCCGGTTTACGAGGCTGTTCAGGAGAGCATGCCAGCCATCGCTAGATATCGGGCTAAAATGGGGCAAGAAGATTTGGCGGAAATTCCGATTCAGAAGCTGACCAAAAAAATCTGGCCAGACATCTACCGGGTGCCGCTCTTTCGCAGGCAGTATTGCAAAATGCTTTGCGAGGAGATCGACAATATGCGGCGCGTGATTGGTTTTGAGCCGAATGCCGAAGAAGATGAAATGCGGCAGATTCCCGAAATTGTTTTGCGCGAAAATGTGCCTGAACTTTACCGCAACATGTGGGGTGTGGTTCAGAATGTTTTGTCGCCAATCATATTTTCTTTGTATCAACGAGAGGTCGCAGAGATTGCTTCTGTCCAGATAGCCAACTACAACTTGAAAGACAAGCAACAGGGCGCTTGGCATCACGACGAGAGCGCTGACATCAGCGTGGTGATACCGCTGAATACTGGTGACTACAAAGGCGGTGGAACGGAGTTTCACAACCACGGGGTGCTGAAGCCGTTACCAAGCGGGCATGCGCTAATTTTTCCCAGCTTCACAAACCTGCATCGCGGTCTGGCGGTAGATGAGGGTGATCGATACCTTTTGGTTTTTTGGCTGTACGACCGTAAGCGAGCTATTCATTTGCATGACGAGGTAGTCAACGAAGGATAAATTTTCTGGTCGAAAACTTTACAGTGCTTTTAAGGCGGACCTAATCAAAAACGCTCATGAAAAGACATCGAGGGGGTGCGAAGCCCCCATTTTTTTGCCCTAAATTAATTTGTGCAAAGACTTGTACATCGACACGGAACTATGTACTATTGGTCTTGAGGTTAAAAATTAATCAAGGAGAAGGACATGGAAAAGCAAAAAATTGTTTTAAGCGAAAATCTGGTTGCGTCAATTCAAGGCAAAGAAATTCCTAGAAGGTATCGAGCCGTGCTTTCAAACTCTTGCAGTCAGGGTGACAATTTTTGCGTAGTGGTCGAGCAGCCCATTAATGGTTGCTGGCATGCGACCGGAGGATATTGGTTTCTAGACACCCTTTTGGAAGATCCGTCAGATGGGATTTACCTTGATTGGGGTCAGAGGTGGTCTGTCGATTCGGGAATGCTCGAAGCCTTAGCAAAAGCCGCTCAAATTATTGATGAGCAAACAGCGGCGTAAGCCGCCGGGAGAAGGCATGAGAAACGAAATTTTTTACGAATGGATAATCGAAGAGCTTGATGAGCATGGCGACATCCATGATGTTGATCACTGCAAGACTTTTGCGGAAGCTCATAAAAGTCGGCAGCACCTGCTTAACTGCCAACACATCAACGCAGTCGATGTCGCTTCAAGACGAAGCGTAGGCAATGAACTTGATGGATTGCATTACTGGGGCTATGCATACGTTGATTTCGAAAACTTTACCATTGAGCCGAAATATTGCTCCGGTGACAAGGTTCCTAAGCATGTGATCAAGCAAGTTGTTTTTGAAGGCAAGCAGAACGCGGCAAAAAAAGGATGTTCATGACAAAGAAATTAACATGCAGAAGGCAGGGATGCGAAGTTATCCTCGCTGAAGATCGTCACGCAAGCAGGCGCTTTTGCTCGCAGGCTTGCTACAAGATTAGCCACAAAGCGGCGCAGAGTCCTGAAGCCATGTGTCAGGACAGCACTTGGTTTTACACCGAGGCGACTGCGGTGCTGTCCTCCGCTTGGCTGCCCGCAAAACAACCGGAAGAGCGAATTTTATCAATTGTGAAATAAACCTTTGTGTTATTGGTAACGTTATGTATAATGATGGTCAACCACAACGCAAGCGAAAGGAACATAGTGATGAGTAATTTGTTTTCAGATCTGGACCAAGGCGAATTTGACGCTGAGCTGACAAGCGAAGTTGAGCACAAGTTTGACACCTCTAAGGGCTTGATTGAGCAGGGTTTCAGCAAGGCGAAAATTGCAAAATTTGAGCAGCCTTGCAAGTCATGCAAGGGCGGCGGAAAGTTCATAAGCTGGACCGGGCGCATCGTTGGTGAGTGCTTCAAATGCAAAGGCAGGGGTACAATCTTCACAAAGACGGATCCTCGAGTGCTCGAAGCTAACCGGGTAAAAGCGAAAGCAAAGCGTCACGCCACAGAAAAGCAAAATGCAGAGGCGGCTGCTGAGTTTCTCTCAGAAAACACTGCAATCAATGATTGGTTCACGGCCAATCTAGCGAAGAGTAGCGACTTTGCACAATCGCTTTTTAATCAACTAACAACCAAGGGTGCTCTGTCAGAGGGTCAGGTTGCTGCGATTGAGAAAAGTATTGAGAGAGAAGCTGGGTGGGCCGCCGAGAGAGCCGCAAAAGAGCAGGCCAAGCCATCCAACACCAACCTTCACAACGCTTTTTCTAAAGCGCTAGAAAGCGGTTTAAAGAGACCAATTCTTAGGCTAGAAGGTTACACGTTCAGCCTCGCGCCAGAGAGTGGCAAAAACGCCGGTTGTGTTTACGCAAAATCAGAAGAAGGCAGTTATCTTGGCAAGATTACACCAGAGGGCAAGTTTCACTCAGTCAGAGAATGCTCTCAAGCCGCTGTCGATTTTGTCAACAATTTGGGATCCGACCTTTTTGCTCAGGCTGTTGCATACGGCAAGGCAACCGGCAGGTGTTCATTCTGTGCTCGAGAGCTGACAAACGAGAAAAGCATCGAGCTAGGCATCGGTCCTATTTGCAAAGACAAGTGGGGACTTTAATTAATAACCGCGCCCTCCGGGGCGCATCAGGCGAAGGGTAAGACAATGAGCAAACAAATTACAAAGTTGATGAAGAAGTACCCACAGGTCTTCGAAAGCGTAAGCTACGAGGGCAACGGTATTGATAAATGGGGATGCCCCGAGGGTGATGGTACTTGGCTTTACTTACAACCTAGTTGGTATAGCTTGCGAACTGAAACAAGCGCCATCCACGAATACACAATAAAGGATGTACTCGAAGCGGCCAGTGATATCTATCAAGATAAAGAACATTGGATTAAGTATCACCCCGGCGACACCAAAGAGATAGAGCTGGTGTTGTCAGGAGCGTATGACAAATAACCGCGCTCTCCGGGGCGCACAAAAAAAGGAAAAAGGAATGACAGAAGGACAACGACAGCGAGACAGCGCCTTACAAATGGCGCGAGAAAAAAACGCGGCGCGCCAACGGCGGTTTCAACAGAGGCAAAAATCTCTCAACTTCACCAACGTGACGGTCAAGATATTTGACTCCGCAGAAAATAGGCAAAAGTTGAGAGAGCTTGTTGCCAACCTGCAAGAATAAATTAAACCTGTGAGCTTTTAAAACGGAGATGATTATGAAGCTAAAGCAAGTCACTACAAAAACCGGGGCGGATGGCAAAGCTGTTGATCGCAGCATAAAAAACGTTGCCCTAACCGACGAAGAACTCGAGCTAATAATAAAGGTGTTTAACGGTCTCGAATACGATTGGCCTTTTGATTTTGAGCAAGAGCTTTTAGATGCCCTCGAGCATCCTATGACAGTCTTTGAAGCATAAAACACCAAACGCCCTCCGGGGCGTTTTTTTTGCAATTAATTTGCGTCAACGTGTTGTGTTACTGATAACGTTATGTATAATGATCGGACATACAACGGAAAGGGAAGGAAACCAAGATGGCAACTGAAGAGAAGAGATATACCAATCTAGACGCTATTCGCGACTTTGCGTATAGATATTGCAGTGACTTTACTCAGGAGCAGATCGATGCAGCGCCTCAAGAGTGGTTGCAAAAATCAATACAGAACGCTGTTGATACCTATGACTGCGAGATGGGTATGACATGGGAAGAGTTAGTTGGTAGTTCGTTGGCTTACTTCATACGCGACGAAAACGGTGAGCTGATCAACAAGTAAACCACCAAGCGCCCTACAGGGCGCAGGGTCTGGCAGTTCTTTACTGCCACTGACGATGGCCATAAGGCCGAAACCCAAAAGCAAAAGGTGAAGAAAATGGAAATGACCAACGACCGCGAAAGACTGTTAGCTAAGATCAAGAAGCTCCTCAACATGGCGAAGCACAACGCTTCGAACGAGACGGAGGCGGCGACAGCGTTACGGCAGGCGGAAGCGATGATGCGGAAGCATGACATCCAGTTTGCCGAAATTGAAGCCAAAGAATTGAACCCCAGCGACATGGCGATGGAAGGCACCGGCGAATCTCGCAACTCATCTTGGATCTGGAATCTGGCATGGGCTGCAAGCTATCTGACATCCACTATGCCAACCAAGCGATACAGCCGGGAAAGCAACGCAAGAGAGATTAAATTTGCTGGCACAAAGGACGATGTGCAAGTGGCTCTTCTCATGCACGATTATTTGGTCGGGGTAACCGAGCGGTTGACAAAGAAATATGGTGGCAGCCGCAGCGAGAATAACGCTTTCAAGCTTGGCGTTGCACAGACACTGGTTAACCGCGCCCACGAAATCAAAGAGCAGCGCGAAGAAGAGATCACCAAAGCGAGCGAGAGCAGCACCGGGCGAGACTTGGTTATCATCAAGTCCGACATGATCAAAGCTGAGTTCAATCTCAGGTACGGCTCAGCCCGGCGCAGGAGAGTGTCTGATTGGAGCGCATACAGCGCAGGAGCAAAAGCCGGGCAGAGCGTTAGCCTCAACAGTCAAGTTGGCAACACGGCCAGAGCGCGCATCAGATAGCGGATCCGCCCCGGGTAATGCTCGGGGTTTTTTTCAACTAATTTACATCAATCTGTTGTGTTACTGATAACGTTATGTATAATGATCGGACATACAACGGAAAGGGAAGCAACAATGTCTAAACTCATACATGTAGAACTAAAAAGCGGTGGCGCTACTGTCGTTTTCAAAGACGGAGCGAAGAGACCCTACCAAGTTTTTGTTCGGCCTTCATTGAATGATGACGTAGAAAGTTGGGATGCTCCAGCTAGATTTGTAAGCTGCAAAACGCTAGACGCAGCAATCGCTAGACTGAACAGAGCAGTTGATGACACGGATGAGAGAGTTTCAATCGCAACAGCATAAACCACCATTTAGCCCCTTCGGGGGCATCAAAAAGGAAAAGGAAACAAAATGATTGAATCAGATTCGACATTCCTGCTAATGGCAACTCTAGAACAACTCGAAAGCGAATTAGGCAAGATCACGCCGCAAATCATTAAGCTGGAAATGAACGGGCAGACCGCATACACATCAAGCGAGTGCGCTGCTTTATGGAAAGAGGCCAGAAGAATCAATAATCGTATACGCATGATCAAATTATAATCTCACTGAAGAGACCACTGGTAATGGTCGAAACGCTGAAAAGCGTCTGAGAAACCAAAAAGGAAAAGGGAAGGAGCGACATGAGCAACAATACAGAAAATTTTGACTACGCGGTAAAAGAATTTATTGCGGCGCACAAGCCAGAATGCATTAATACAGATTGGTTTGACGTTCAAGATCACATGAGAACGGAAGCGCATTATCAGGAAGACGGGCGGCGCGACATTGAAGTAAGAGGTCATGAGAGCCGCACAGGTAACCCGATTGTGATTAGTTGGTATGAGGACTGTTGGCAGATAGGTTATTACATCTTGCCTTTTGCTGAGCGCCAAACTCGCCAAGATTGGACGGTTGAAATTGTCTACGATTTTGACTTTGACATGACGATTGATATGGCGATTGATCTTGTGCAAGAAGACAACAGGCACGACTTGGTTGTTACAGAGTGGCGAGATGGGCAGCCCTATCAAGAAGTAGACATTGAAGAATATCTGGAGTGCGCGTAGAAATGAAAATTTTAGCAGGCGCTGTAAGTTGGCAGAAATGGATTGGCGAGTTTAGCGACAGGTTGAGTCAGGAATCAAAAACCCACGGTTGGGGTTACGGCGAACACGGCGAAGAGGTTCTGCTCTGCGGAGGTAATATTCCAGAATATGCGGACGGCTACGAAGTACAGGGGCAGGCGGAGTACCGCATAGATTGCAAACGCTGCAATAAGATCATAGCTGCAATCGACAGTTAAATTTAAACCAAGCGAGGGTCAGGTGTTGCCTGACCTTTCTTTTGATTTTCTCTCAGCATAATCGATCAAATTCTCACCAAACTTCTTCGCAAACCACTGCCCCCAAGTAAAGTGTTTACCATCAACCTTTCGGTTCCTGCGCTTCCAAGCAAAGCGAGCGGCGTAATACATTTTGTCCGCCGCCCACTTCGCCTCTAATGCATCGTTATCACCACAGGTCACTGAGGTTAAACTCCGTAGTCACGCCACTATCAAAGGGCTTATAGTCCCCGGTTTCTCGACACCGCAAACCAATTTCAAGCGCCTGCTGGTTCTTCGCGTTACCATACTCGATAGCCTCTTGCGTCAAAGTGTAGACACCATACGGATATGGGTACGCCTTCTCTTGCGCTAAAAAGTAGAACTTGTCTGCCGGCATGCCAAGGTACTCGGCGGCGGCGAGGTAGAACGCAGCTTGCTGGTAATACCTGAACGAGTTGATGGCATTTTTAAAACCACGCGGTGACGCATCACGGCAGGTTTTCAAATCCCAAATGTCAGTCCCGGTGTACCAATCGAGCTTACCTTTGCATGGTTGACCGCACCACTCGAACACAAGTGTCAACTCAACCTTGTCGTCAGGGCTGGGGATGAACTGCTCGAGTGCGGCTCGCCGCTCCATGCAGAGATCGTACAAGCTCTGCTTGCAGGGTGTCTTGTCGCCAAGCCCGGACAGCCAATCCTCGTACTCCTCCTTGCCAGCTTTCGTTCGACGGTTGATGTCCTCCGGCTCAATCTCAAACTCATCAAAGAATTTGTGGTGCTCGAGAAAAACCGTATGTTGCACCCGGCCTTCAAGCAGCGCCGGGGACTCGGTCATTGGTTTGGCGTTCTTCCAACTGTAAGGGCATTTGATCAGCGAGGTGAGGTCGTGAGACCGCCACGCTTGCTGACCATCAACCGTTATGCCGGCATAGGTTGGGTAATCGAGATCCTCGTAAACTCCCGGTTTGTAATCTGGCATAACCGCTCCTATGTGATCATTGACGCGAGCAAAAAGCCTGCGATGAAAGCGCCAACAAGCGCCCAACCCGTAAATTTAGGTAAGCTCATCATCTTAATCATGAGCATCACCACGAGGGTCGTCACCCATGCTAAAGCGCGTATACCAGATTTTCTTTTTCTTGTCGGTTTTCGAGTCACCTTTCAGACCCTCCCGCCATTGATATTTGAACGATGCTATCTCCGCATATTCTTGCACTCGCTGCAAGCCGTACACCTGAACCATCGCATCAATGCACTCGACACCATCGCGCTGATAGTGAGGAGGAGAGTTGACCATATCCTCCTCAACCGCAGGCTCAAGCTCGCGGATCGCCTCGAGGTACCGTTTGTTGGCCTTCGGTTTGATCGTCATTGATTTTTTGATCGCGTAAAAAGATGAGAGCGGCAAACCAAACTTCTCGTGAAACTTGTTTGCCGATAACTTGTGCGCCTTCATTGCCCTGTCTAGCCGGGCGAGCATTCTGCCGGCGTTCATTAAAACGGGATCTCGTCGTCGTGAAACTCCTCTGCCGGCTGATCCTTTGCTGGTTGCGCTTCCTGCTGCATCTTGGCCATTGCCGCTAAACCCTTCGGCGCTTCAGCCTTTCTGCTCTTAGCGTGAGCCGCAGCTATCTCGTATGACTGATCGATCATGTCGCACAGGAAGTTGGGCAGGTCAGCAAACACATCGCACATCTCCTTGCTTGCATCGTTAGACTCGTCGCTGAACTCTTTGCAATAGTCTTCGAGGTCGAACACAACCGGGTCGTTAGCGGTTGGCGATTTCTTAGCGCCGCCGTCAGGCTTGAAGACCGATGTCACCTTGGCTCTTCCGCCAGAGGTGTGCTCAACTTCTAGATCGCAACTCACCCCGAGTATGTTCGTTAGGTCAAATGCTTTCAGCTCTTGTTCAGTAAAAGACTTGCCGCGCCAACTCTTCAAATCCTTGTGTAGCGCGCTGTTCTCGTTGAGAGACATCGTGTACTGCTTGAAGATGCTGAAGGGCTGATCCTTCGATGTCCGAAGGTCGGGCAACTCCCAAAATATAAAAACCGTATGCCGCTTCTTTGGTTCTTCGTCCTTAAACTTTTCTTCTCGAGTTCCGGCATCCGCTAACTTGTAACAAATTGCCCGGTGGGTACCGATAGGCACCGCCTCGAATTCTGTTCCACCACTACCGCTTGCTATTAAAGCCATGATTCTTTCCCTTGGTTATTAAAAGTGTTTGCACTTGTATGTTGTACAAGTTTGCACTATCGTACACAACCAATATTGAAAAGCAAGCGGAAAAGTCTATGGCGATAAAAGTCTCACGGCCCACCAAAAATCTCAGCACACCCTTCACGGCGGATGCCCGATCAGAATTCGAAAGTTTTTTGCTGAGCAACGGCATGACCGTTGATACAAAAACCGGCCTGAAGGTTGATGGCAAGATCGGTCGCGCTTATATGGAGGTGGGCAACAAGCGCAAGCTCACCGGCTGGTACCAGCTCTGGCTGAACCAGAGTGTGCCATACGGAAGATGCGGCGATTATCGGATCGACCACGTTGAACCGACTGCCCAGTGGCGGCCCAACAACGCATCAAGATACGAGATGACCGAGGAGCAGAAAGAAGAGATTAAGCGCTTGCAGGAGGAGGCTAAGATCGATCTGGCCAACAAGCAAACGAAGGCGGCGAAGATCGCGCAGAACATCTGGAACAAGGCCGCACCAACAGAGAAGCACCCATACCTCGAGCGCAAGCAAGTGCTCAGCCACGGTCTCAGGCAGGGCGAAGACGGCAGGCTGATAATACCCTTGCTGGACGCGCAGCTAGAGATCGTCGGGCTGGAGTACATCGATGATGACGGCGGCAAGAAGTTCCTCACCGGCACAAAGAAGAAGGGCAGCTTCTACATCTTGGGCGAGCACATGTTGCAGGATGCCAAGGTGATCAACTACGCCGAAGGTTACGCGACAGCGGCGAGCTACTTTCAAGACATGGCGCAGCCGGTCATCGTATGTTTTGACGCAGGCAATCTGAAGCCGGTCGGAGAGACGATCTCAGACTATTTCCCGAACGCGAAGCACATCTTCATCGCAGATGCGGACGAATCTAAGACGGGAGAGATCAAGGCGGTAGAGGCGAGCCAAGCGGTGCGAAGCCGGGGCGCTGAAAGCGAGGTGCTCATACCGGAGGAGATAGGGGACTACAACGACCACGCGGTTGAGGGTGAGCTGCTACCGAAGTTGAAACCGGTTAATGTGCCGGCGGAGTTTGACTTCAACCGCAACGACCGGGGCAGGTACCTGAACACTAAAGAGAATGTGCGCGGCGTGATGATTCTGAACAAGATTAGTTGCCTGTACAACGTGATCAAGAAACGGATGGAGATCACGGTACCTGAGTCGAATTTTATTCAGGACATGCAGGAAGAGGCAGCGCTGATAGACATCGAAGACAGGTGCATCCAGATGAATATCCCGCACACCAAGGTGAGGGATTACCTCAAACTGCTGGCGGTCGAATACAACCCGGTCAGGGATTGGATGGAATCGCGGCGGTGGGATGGCGAGAGCCGGTTGCAGAGCTTTCTCGACAGCATCACCAGCCCCAACCAAGCGCTGAAAGAGATGCTGATGAAGAAGTGGTTGATCAGTTGTGTCGCGGCAGCTTGCGAACCAAAGGGCGTTGAGCTGGAAGGCATACTGGTCTTTCAAGGCGCGCAAGGTCTAGGCAAGACGCTATGGTTTAAGCGCCTAGCCAACTATGACGAGGGCTGGCTACTCGAAGGCGCAACACTCAACCCAAGTGATAAGGACAGTGTGAAGCAGGCGGTCAGCCACTGGATCGTCGAGCTTGGCGAGATCGAGAGCACCTTCAAGAAGAGCGACATCGACCAGCTCAAGGCGTTTGTCACCAAGAAAACCGACGAGCTGCGGCTACCATACGACCGGGCCTTCACTACCTATCAGAGAAGAACCGCGTTCTACGCAAGCGTCAACGCCAGAGAGTTTCTGACCGACACCAGCGGCAATCGAAGATTCTGGGTGATACCGGTCAGTGGCATCGACGTAAACCACGGTGTCGATATGCAACAGCTCTGGGCGGAGGTGAAGGAGACCATGTACCGACCCGGACAGAAGAACTGGTTCCTGTCCCCGGACGAGCGAGCGCAGTTGCAGGAGAGCAACGAGCTTTACCGCACCCAAAGCAGCGTCGAGGATCTCATCTTAGAGCACGTTGACTTCAAGGATGCGGCCACCAAGCCGGTGCAGATGACCAAGCTGTTGAGAGATTTGGGGGTCAACAATCCGCGCATGGCGGACTTCAAAGATGCGGCTAGGATCCTGTCGGAGCATGGCAAAGAACCGCGACGAAGCTCCGGCAAAAAGATCTACGACCTGTCCTACACCGCCATCGAAGACGACAAATCAGACACCTTTGGTTTCATCCCGAAGGGCTGGGACTAGCTACCCGAGTGTGGGAACCACACTCATACGCGGGCCGTTGGGCGGCCATGTAAATGCTAAAAATAGGATGTTGGGCGTTTATAAAAAAAATATGCCACCCTGTACCCTATATGGTGGAGGAGCTAAGTTGTTGTTTCTCCTATGTTTATACTATAGGGTAGGGTAGGGTACTATATATATAAATATTAATAGTAGTAGTATGTAAGTGGTAATAGGTAGTATTTACATGGTGTGTATATTGGTAGAAGGAAGCATGCTACACCCTACACCCCACACTTGGCTCAGACAGAGGTGCGATATGGTAGACTACAAATTTGAGTGGGACTTCGAGCAGACTCGCGAGGAGAACTACCGAAGGTGGCGGCAGTTGAACAACGCTGAGCGAGACGCATTCAATCTCGCGCAGGAGCTGGAAGCTGGGGCGCGGCAGATATTCAATACGATGGAGTTACGATGGCGGACAGAGGCAGACCGAAGAAGGAGCGAGCGCAGCTTGTTGAAGTCCCGAAGCAGTTTTCAGCAGACGATGAATATGGTTTGACCGAAATGCAGACGGCGTTCGTCTGGCACTACACGCAAGGCGGGTGCGGTCAGACGGAGGCGGCGCGGAAGTCCGGGTTCAGCTTCCCGGCCATGAGCGCATCGAGGATGATGAACGGGCGTGATCACCCGAAGGTCATCAAGGCGATCAGGGCGGAGCAGGAAGAGCTGCGGCAGAAGTTCGCCATCACCCCGGAGAAGACGGGCAGCATGCTGTGGAAGATAGCAGAGACCAGCTTCGAGAACGGGGCGTACAACGCTGCTGTAAGCGCGGTGAAGGAGTTGAACCAACTGGCAGGCTTGACGATACAGCGCAGCCAAAACCTCAACATCAACGCCAACCTCGACAGCATGACCAAGAGTGACATCAAGTCCCGGCTGAACGAGCTGTTGGGTGTGCAAGACGAAATGAAGGACAATGACGTATGATCGGTAAATCCGATTGATAACCCAGAATCGATAGATTAAACAGATAATCGAGCAAGAGAGGTCTCTTGCTCTCCGGGCCGCCAGCGCCGGGAAAATCAGCTCTTCCCGCCCTCCCTCCGCTAAATCCTTGCAAATCAACGGCTTACGCACCAAACAGCCCAACTCACCCCCGGATCCGCATTTCTCTTGGTTTCATTTCTGTGAGCACAGGGGTAACAATCGCCCGGGGATAGTCGTGACACGCCGCAAAGACCGCGTCAGACCGCCTGAGAAGCCCTGTACCGCCCGGAAAGGGCAAAAGATTGGACCCCTATGGATCCGATTATCGACCGCCAGAAAGCTCGAGACGATTGACCCCACACCCCCGATTTGCGCTAGGGCTGACGGCGGATAGCTATAGCTGAGTTTTGCACATAAGCTGTAAAAAAATATTTCAACGTAAATGGGCGCAAGACGTACCTTTTTTTAAAAATTTGTTTTGCTCCCAAAAAAAATATGCCTTGTTTAGACCTAAAAATTCGTAACTTATTGTTTCTTAGAAAGAAATTCGTAATTTATTTTTTTTTAAAAAATGGGAGGGAGGGATAGAAAGTTGTTTTGTAATAACTTTTAAATATTTGGTATAGCAATACCGTTATGTTCGCAGAAGTTTTGCAGACTCCCTCCCACCTCCCATTTTTAAAAATGCTTCAACGGAAAGGGGTACCCCGAGGAAGCAAAAATTCTGAGGTAACTTTTGCTGGAGGACGTTGGGAGGGGTACCCCCTATTTCAGATTCTCTTGCAAGGTACCCCTATTTGCAACAAAATCACCCAAACTTTTTGGATTATGATTAATGGTTGATTCTCGCAATAAGGGAGCCGCGTATGAACGCGACATTGTGAAAAAGCTGAACACTTTTTTTTCCGGCTGCGGTTTTGACATAACCTGCAAGCGAAACCTTGATCAATATCAGACTGCCGACCTAGCCGATATCAAGATCCCGTACCACGCGATTGAGTGCAAAGCGTACAAAGAGGGGTGGTGGTGGAAGCCTGAGTGGTGGAAGCAGGTCAACGCCGCCTGCGGCAATGACATCCCGGTTCTCATCTATAAGTTCAACAACAAGCAGTCCCGCGTCTGCCTTCCGCTTCACGCTATCAACCCCTCCCTCCCAAAGAATAATGATCTCACCGCCGTCATGACTTTCGACGATTGGTTAGTTATCATGCGTAAGAACTGGGACGACTACGCAAAACTGACTGAGACCTGATATGGCCAACCCTCTCTTAGATATCATTAGCAGCGCCGCAAAGTCCGGCATCAAGGCGTACCACGGCTCGCCTCATGACATGCCTCGCGCCCAACGCTACATCAACAAGCAAACCGGAAAGAGCTATGTTGTAGAGTTGGACAACCCTGTCCAGATGAGAATTGTTAGCGACACCAGCCTGTACGAGCCGGTTGGAGAGCCTTCTGATCTAGGGATGTTTGATATCAGCAAGATGGGGACCGGCGAAGGCGCACAGGCTCAGGGCCGTGGTTTGTATTTTGCAGAGAATGAAAAGGTTGCAAGAGGGTATAAGGACCAGTTATCACGGGATGTAGAGTTCGAAAGCTGGCTTTATGACAAGTACAAGGAAGCGGAGCGAAATGAGGATTATCAGCGCAGGGACATGTACGACTCCAAGCTTGACGATCTGAAAAAATATGCTGCCGACCCTGACATGAAGGATGCGGATAGAAAGTTAGCTAGAGAGGTCATACAAGAGATTGAAGATTACGGCCCCAATCTAGGCCGCATGTACGAGGTCAACCTAGACGTAGAGCCTGATGAACTGCTCAAATGGGACAGGCCGATTGACGAGCAACCTCAAGGGGTGCAAGACTTCGTCGAAAAGTACAAAAAAGGCGATGAAGGTGATTTGCCGCTAAAGGAAAGGGTCGGAATGCCGTATGACCCCACAGATGAGCAGTTGATGCACCGGATAACTCGCTCCCCACAAGGGGTTAGAGAGCTGCTAAAGCGAGGCGTAAAAGGCGTTAAATACGCTGACGCATTCACCCGGCACAAGTCGCCCGACAAGCAGTCGATGAACTACGTCATATTCGATGATCGGCTTATAGAGATAAGCAAAAAATACGGAATTTCTATTCCC